AAGACGGCTAGAAAACTTATGTCTCGCCTTCAAACTTTAACTGATGAAATGAAACAGTTTAAAGTAGATTTAAAAACCTCTGGATTTAAAGATAAATTTGGTAAAGAAACAGAAGATGCAAAAAGAGCAAGAGGCATAGAAGAATACAATTTAATGGCAAAAGATTCTGAATTTTGGAATAAACTTGTTAGTCCTACCATTGAATTCTATTCACAAATGTTAGAAGATATTGACTTGACTAAACAGCAAGCCGATGCAGTAAAGTTTAGAACGGATGTCAAAAGAAAAGATACCGATGAATCCAATGAGAAGGAGATTAAAAGTAAAATGCAAGACTTTGCTAATAAAGTTGCCCGTAATGAAGATTTTCGTGAATCGGTTTCACTTATCTTAGAAAACTTCTACAATGAGTCATCTGCAAAATCTTTTATTTCTGAGACTTTGTTTGATAAAGATAAGGGTTCAATTTATGTTCCCGAAGTCCATAGAGATAAAATTACTGAAGAAAACAAAGAAAAACTTTTAGACGCAGGAATGGAACTATTTGCGGAATTAAATCAGACGGTTAATTTTTCAGAAGATTTTGGTAGGGTAGTTTATTATAACGATAGGATTAATGATATTTTAGAAGGCATACAACCAAAGAAATTTTCAAGACTAACATTCAAAGACTATCGCCTTAATCGCTTATTAGAAGACCCAAAGGGTAAGAGAAATGCTTTAGAATATGTTAAGAAATATATTTTAGAAAAAATGGAAAAACTCGTAGAAGAACGCCCTATTGACGAAGAACCTGAACAGGGCAAAAAGAATGTAGATGAAGAAGGAAAAGTCGTTGATGTTAAAGGGGTCGGGAGGAAAGGACGGGGTTTTGAACCTAGAAAGGCAAAGAAAGAAATTGGTTTTCTTAAAGACCATCTTAAAAACTTTGAAGGTAATTTAGAACTCGCTGAAAAAATAGATAGGCGACAAAAGAAAATCAAAAGATTAGAGGATAGTGGCCCCGAAGAAGATGAAGAAAAAGAAAAAGATAGGCAAAGGGAAATTGAAGAGGCAAAGGAAGACCTTCAATCTTTTAATAATGAAGTAAAACTTCCAAAGGTTTCTTTTGACTTTGATGATTTTATAAGAACATTTCCTCCAAGTAAAAAATTAAAATCTTTTGTTAGAATTTTCAAAAATAAGCGCACTCAGAACAATTTAAAACTAGTTGGATTAGGAGGAATACAAGAATGACATGGGATTTTTACGATGATGGGCGAGAAATTAAGTTAGAGAAGGCTAAGAAGTCTGAGACTATTCTTAATTCTCTTGACCCAAAACAAAGGAAGGCTTTGAAAAAGACGCTGCAAGCGGCAGAACCAACAGAATTTTTTGGACAGGACTTTACCAAATTAGGCGAATTACTGAACATGATTGAGCGTTTAGAATTTACGAAGTCGGATAAAGCATTAACAAAGAAAGTTAAGAGCATGGATGAGCGCAACCTTGATATTGTCGCTACTGCTACCAAACTTCGTAAGGAGTATGAATTGCTCTATCGTCAAATTAGGGATTTAGTTTATCCAAAGCCAAAGAGAAAGAAAGGTGAATAATATGACAGATTCAGACATTAACAAAGACCTGTTGGAGATTATTAAGGCTCTAACAGATAAGATTGAAAAATTAGAAAAAGCAGTATATAACGACGATAATCTACTAATGAAGTCGGGCTTTGTCGTAGCAAATACTCCAACACCACACATTAACAATTCTGCGCCAATGTCGCCAGCAGGTGATATTGCGAAGATGGAGTGGAGCGATATTCACGAATTAGTTAAGAAAGCAGGAGGACAATGATATGCCAGAAAAGATGACAAAAGAAGAAGCGATTATTGCTATGGCAATTAAGAAGGCGAGAAAAGCAAAGAGTATGCTTCACGAATCTACTCAAATTATGCCTTATGACCACGAAGTAGAAGTGGTTAAAATTAAGCGACCTAAAGCACAAAATGTGAAAATTAAGAACCAGACCCAAAAGAAAGAGGGATATGGTTTGGCTGGTGAGACTTTAAAAAAAGAAGATAAAATGGTTTCTGTTTCAAGAAAACTTTTGAGGAAAATTGAGACGGAAATTCAACTTACAATTAATTTGGCAGAGAAAAGAAAAGCGTTGCCAGATATTGAGCCCCTCAAAGAAATCGTTAGCGAAGTTAAAAAATTAATAAATTCTTCATATGGTTTGTGATTGAATGGCATATCTTATTGAGAAAGATAGCCCTTCGGAAGAAATCTTGCGACTCTTTGAAAAAACAAGAGTCGCATATCTTTCTGCAAGAACAGACCCCAAAGAATACGGTGGTCGTTGGCGTAAATCAATTGAGGACATCAAAGAAAAATATGATGATTCAAGTGAGTTAGGCGAAGAATTAAAAGATTACATCCAAGAAGAAGATTTAGAAAATAACGAGTCTTCCGACCCGACTTCTAATTTTGCTGAGAAGATATATGAGGGAGTGAAAGCCCTGCGAATGTCTTCTGAATTTGTTTCTGACCCCTTCGCTAAAAAGTTTAAAGGAGATGTTCTTGAAGCATTATTGGAATCTCCAGAGTTAATGGTTAAATTCGTCCACTATGCTATGAGGGCAGACAATAAAGCCTTATCTCCAGACATTTATAGCATTAAAGACATGGAGCCTGATGAAATAACAGACGGTCTTAAGGGTCTTGACCTACAAGAAGACGACATCGCCCTATATATTATTGAGCAATATGGGGATGATAAAGACTCAAAAAAGGTAGAAAAGAAAGTTAAAGCGGCACTTGACTTCTTAGAACTTCTATTTTTCTCTAAACACCAAGAAGAAGATTGGGAAGAACTGAAAGATGTTGAGGATATGGACTTAACTAAGTCCGAAGAAGAAAAATCCCAGTCTGACTTTATTTTACCTAATAAACCGATGTATCGGATTTTTGATATTGAAGACATGAATGAATTGAAAGGGTTTAGTGGAGAATTTGTTATTCAAGAAAAGTATGACGGCATGAGAATACAAATTCATAAAATTGACAAAAAGGTTACAATTTATTCGTATAATGAAAAAGACATCAGTTCAAAGTGTAAAGAAATCGTAAAGGAAATGGAAAAGAAACACTTTGGAGATTGTATTCTTGACGGAGAATTAATTTTGTTTGATGGCGAGGAAGCACTTCATCGAGCAGACACAATCGCTCATGTTTTTAAGGGCAAATATAAGGATGCTACACTAAAGGCTCATATGTTTGATATTATGAGACATAATGATAAAAAAATAGTTGATGAGACTTTACAACAAAGACTCAATACAATGTTCAACAATTACTCAATACATTCAAGTGATATTCTTAACTTTCCTTCAAAGAAAGATACAAGAATGGCAGACAGTATAAAAGACATTGAAGAGTATTCTAAAGCAATTATGGAAATGCCAACATCAGAAGGTGTTGTCATAAAAGATGCCACTTCAACTTATTTTGAGGGCATAAAAAAGAACCCTAAATGGATTAAGTGGAAAAAGTTTGTTGATTTAGATTTGATTGTTCTTGATAAGAAAAAGACAAAAAGCAATTTGTATTCTTATACATTGGGTGCTGGCCCGTTAGAAGAAGAGGCCGAAGGTCAAGAACTAAATGGTAAAAAATATATGAATGTTGGTAAAGCACTAAATACTAAAATTTCTGTTAGTATTGGCGACATTGTTCGTGTAAAGGTTGATGAAGTCAAAGAATCCGATGGAAAATATACTGTCTTTTCAGCAAAAGTTATTGAGGTTCCTGAAGTAGATACCCCAGAAAAAATTGTCACTTTAGAAATGTTATCTAAAGATACTAAAAAATCTTTGAAATATTCTGTTGAAGCATTAACTAAAGGAATTAAAATTACTGACCATATCCACGGAGAGGCTTCTGTTATTATCAAAGGAGACTTTGATGGCTTTACTATCTATGGCTTTGAAGAAAGCAATCTAATGTCAAAGAACGCTTTAGCAGATTTAGATATGTGGAAAGCACAAGCAGAAGAAATAATGAAAACTAAGCAGAGTAAAATCATTGTGGCTATTTTTAACTACCTTAAGAAAACAGGAGAAAAGACTCCTCAAGAACTTCATACATTTTTAATCAGCAATAAATTTACAAAAGATTTATATGAAGACTTATTAGAGTCTAAATCTGTAAGACTTAAAGATTGGTTAGATGACAGAGGAAAAGACCACGGCGTTCTATTTAGAGAAAATAAATTTGTCCATGATGCAGATAAAATTATGGCTGAAATCAAGAAGTATGAAACTCCCGAAGAGTATAGACAGGGCCAATTTAAAATTTATCTAAGAGATGATGGAAACTTAAACTTTATTATCAAACTAAAAGATGAAACACTAAATTGGTTTATTGACTTAGAAAAAGACGAAGATATTTTTGACCTCTTCGGAAAGTCAGGTAAATATCCCGCCATTGTTGGTAAAGACCTTGATAAGAAAAAGATTATTGATGAAGGAGAGGTTAAGTTAGGTGTTCAAAGAACAGGGTATCACGAATACTTCTTAGAAGGAAACAAATTTGAGACAAAGATTCACTTTAGAGTAATTCCTGCGGAAGAAGGTAAAATGTGGATTGCTTTTACTGGATATAAACAAAGTCCGGCAGATAAAGATAAGGATAAGGGATTATGGAATATTTATGATGATGGGTATAATGAGTTGCCCCTTCCTAAGAAATAATCCGAGTCCATTATATACTTGAAAGCATAACAGAGGTTTGAAACACATGAACGGAGGTGTCTTAGCGATAAGGAATGACGATTTCAGCATTCTCAAAAGCGCAGACGACCTTATGATTGGAGGATATGCGAGCATTGAAATCGTGGATAAACAAAATGATTTAATCACATTAGAGGCTTTACAAGACGCAGTTAAAAAATTCATGGAAGAACCAAGATTCAGAAATGTAATGACCAATCATTCAAATGTTCAAGTGGGAGAGGTT